ACGCGCAAGCGGCTATCGCGCGACGGTCGAAAGGTTGAATATGGATCAGAGAAAAAGTGGCTCTTTGGGAAGATTTCTCCAGTTAAGAAAGATGGATCAACTGAGGAATCCTCCACCGCAGAAGAAACTACCGTGGAACTATTACCTCAAAGTTAGGTTCAAGTTCGCCTTGGGGAATAGGATGCTTGTGCTGCGAGCTGGATTGTTTGGTCTGGAGTTGTACTGGAACGCCGTCGTTCCTCTCTGGAACAACGTATCTATGAACGAAAGACGGACAGGAATCATGTTCTACCCGATATTCCGCGTCATTCCTGGCGCAACATATCGTTGCTTTCGGTGGTTAAGGTCTGAGGTCGTTGGAGAGTACGAACCCGTGCAATATCGCACCACGGCGAAAGGTTAACCATGTTCGGAATAACGACTGGACCGAAGGGGATAGAGTGGCAAGCTCCCCCACGGGAGACTTCCGGCGAACACCGCAAGGGCTGGGTGGAAGAACTTGTTCAGTGCGGAGACAGATTCGTCAAAGGCCAGCAGGGTATCCGTCACATCAACGACGACATTCGCCTCCTGATGGGTCAGGACCAGAAGAACAAAGTCCACTCGAACAACATCTGGGCTGACATTCGCACCTTCGTTGAAACCATCGCAGACCTTTCGCAGATTGCTACTCTCGGAACCAAGGCCGAACAGTTCAAGAAGACCACCGACACATACAACGGAGTATTCAAACACGTCTTCTGGGACTCGTCTTTCTTGTGGAGTATGCGCCGTACTCTCCAGTGGGGCATGTTGGGCCGTGGGTACATGGGCCAGAAGTATTCGCGTGACAAAGGAGGATGGGGTAAGGGAAAGATTCGCTTCCCTGTTTACGGACCCTTCGACGTGCTCCCTGAGCAGTTGCCTTCCGACAACGACCTGCAAGGCTCCTACGCCGTGACGACGATTGAGGCTATGCCGATCTGGGAGGCCCACTCCCGTTTCCAAGACTTTCAGCAGTACCTAGACCCCATCTCCCGATACGACTGGAAGACTTACGGAACGTCTCTAACGGAGAACCGTCTCTCGTTTTACGACCGCTGGAAGTTTGGTCAGACGGGCGCTCCGGGCGATTGGCTTAGTCGCTACTGCGAGATTCGTAGAACCTGGGTACGAGATATGCGAATCAATCGCAGCGGCAGAACCCTTCAGATGGGTACTCCTGGTTCGTCCTGGGGCTATGTGGTGCCTTCTGTGGGGGATCTGTTGGTATCGGTGAACCCGTTCAACGGACTGCCGGAATCAAGAAAGGCAACAGAGGAAGATTGCGGCATCTATCCGCAGTTGAGGCTCATCATCACCAGCCCGACTTGCCCGGTCCCAATGTACGACGATACAGCCTTCGACTGGCACGGTGAGATTCCTGTGGTCGAAGTCGATGTTAACGATGTACCGTGGAGTCCCTTCGGTCATTCCGTGGTGCATGGCGTGGCGAGTCTGGAGAGGGCAAGGCGCGATCTTCTTTCCCTGAACGACCAGACAGTGAAGGTCAATACCGATCCTCCGTTGGGGTGGGATTTCCAGTCTGGCGTCAAGCCTGAGCAGTTGACGAAGTTGAAGCTACTCGAAGGTCAGGGAGTCCGCATCGGAACGAAGGGAGACCCCAAGAAAGCCCTGCAATCGGTATTGCCTGAAGGCCAGAGGACTACAGAGCAGAACTGGAAAGACCTCGACGTACTTGAAGCCGAGATCAAGAAGAATCTTGGACTGACGGACATTGCCTCTCTCCGTGAGTTGAAGATGAACATGAGCGGCGACAACTTCGAGAAGTTCCTTGAGAATCTTGGACCCATCGCCAAAGGTATTGCTCTCTCTATCGGCAGGGCGAATGGAAAGCAAGCCAACATGCTCAAGTACAACATTGCTCAGTACATTCCCGTGAGCGAGTTGATCGACATGGTAGGGCCGGCAGGTGTGGCGATTGAGACATACGACAACGATCCTGAGTCTCTTGTCCCTGGACGGCTCCCCGGTGAGCCTGAAACCGGCGAAAGCAAGTTCAACAAGCGAGAGCGTGCCAAGTGGTTTGTCGATAAGATGGGCGTGATTTCTACTCCTGAGCAGTTGTTGAATATCACTCAACAGCAAGAGCGCATGGTGTACATGTACTTGTTCAGCAAACAGGCCAAACTTCCGACTTCTACCTACATGGAGAAGCTCGGCGTAAAGAGCTATGAGGCTGAAAAGGAACTGTGGAAGGCTGAACAAATCGAGGACGCATCTTGGAAACTCGAAGTGACGGCTATGTTGGCAAAGAAGCAGCACGAACTAGGACTTGATCCTCCACCCGACGAAAGTAAGGGCCAAGGCAAAGGTGGAGGCCGTCCAAACGTCCACTCGAAACCGGGCCATATGGAGCAAAAAGGCTCGCAGAGTGGGCAAGTAAGAGCCGTTCAATCAACCTCATAAGGAGAAACAATGCTGGCAAGTGAATTGAACGTAGTGAAGGATGAGGAGTTCGCAACCAATCGCAAGGTCATCGTTCCTGAAAATCAGGATCAGGTAGCTGAAGCTCTAGTTGCCATTCACGACGAGTGCGTGGCTGGAAAGTTCACAGGGAAGGTAACCGTTAACTATCAAACTGGCGGGGTTCCCAATATCCTCACAGAGCACGTCAAGAACGACCTCGAAGGTCTGTTTGACGACGACGATGAAGAGGACGAAGATGACGACGATTCGGATGAAGAATCTGAATTGGACGAAGAGAGTCCAGAAGTGGAAGTAAAGATTTAAGTTGACACGCTGAGAGATTAGCGGTTCAATCAGAACAACAGAGATACGCGCTCACTCCTTTGGAGATATGAGGGGCGACTCGAAACTGGAGCGGTTTTAACCGTTTGGTTTTGGGTCGCTCCTTTTTTCGCGTCTAAACACAGCCCAAAGGAGGGCATCATGGCACATCGCAAGGGTCACAAGGGTGGTTTCAAGGTCAAGGGCACCAAGAAAATGGAACACGAGTTCGGCAAGAAGCACAGCCGGAAGCGCAGCCGCAAGCATGGCGGAAAGAAGTAGTCAGGAGCCTCATGGCCACGTCAATGACTCAACCCGGTGGACCGCAGCAGCCTGACCCGCAACAGGGTCAAGGTCAGGGCGGTCCCGCTGGTCAGGCGAATCCTCTTCAGGAAATTCTTGGCAAGATTGCTATGGCTGCGCGGACTCTCGGTATGCAAAACGTGATTATTCAACCAGAGATGCAGCAGATATCGGCAATCGCAGTCGCAGCGTTGCAGAAGGTTTCTCAGGCAGCGCCGGGACCGCCCCAACAGGCGCAATCGCCAGGAGTTCAATAATGGCCTTCGATTTGAACGTGTTCGCTTCCGAGTTCGGTATCGACCCCGCAACCCTCCAATCCAAACCTGAAGCCTTCGCAAAATGGAACGGCTATCTCTCCGAAGCCGACACAAAGTACACATCGGCAACCCAAGCACAAAAAGAAGCTCAAGCCGCGCTCGACTCCGTGAAAGCGGAGCAGCAGGCTATCGACGACAAGATCAAGTCGTTCTCGATGACTGAGGCGGAAGTGGATTCCCTTCGCGCCAACTATGCCGCGCTTGAAGCGCAGACCAAGGCGCTAAATTCTCAGGGTTACAAGCTGACGATTCCCGATACGCCAGTCAAGCACGAACCTGCCGCATTCGACCCCAACAAATTCCAGAACGACGTGAATACGACCCTCGTTCATGGGTTCAACGTGATGAACCGTTACCAGCGGCTCTACGGCAAGGCTCTGCCAGATGATGTGGATGCTCTGGCGCGTGAAGCCAAGGCCCACAACATGCATTTCACTGACTGGGCGGCTCAGAAGTACGACTTCGCTGGTGAAGAGAAGCGGCAAGCGGAAAAGGCGACTCAGGCCGACAAAGACGCCTACGCCAACCAGAAACTGAAGGAGTATCAGGACGCTCATCCGGTGACGGCTGGTAATCCTGAACTGCTGCGCGGCGGTGAATCAAGGTTCCCAGAGTTGGCGAAACGTCCGACTCCACAAAAGCATGAGAATTACGGCGGGAGTCCGGCGCAAAGGATTGCGCGTTCCGTCAAGCGGTCGCTCGAAGGTTTGGCCGCAACATCGTAAGTAGGAAAGGTAAATCATGGCACCTCTCGATCCGCTCTACAACGCCCGCGACGCCGCAAGTCGTGAGTATATTCGGAAAGGCATCATCGTTGATTGCTTTTCCACGCACTTTCCGCTTTGGGGCTTGATGCGTGAGCGGGGCGCGGTTGACGTGCTCTTTCAGGGCACGGGTATCCTGAACCCGACCATCTACGATGTGGCTTTCGGATCGTCCACTGTACCCGGTGCGACCCTGACTCCGCAGCGCAAGCAGATGGCGACCGACTCGAAGTTCGACATTCGCTTCTATCAGTCGAACCTTCCGGTGGAAGAGACGGTCAATAAGCTCTACAACGCACCCGGCGACACGCAAATCTTCTCTCAGGAAGAGTTGGACACCTACTGTCTGACGAAGAAACTTGAGATGATGATGGAACTCGACGCATGGCGGCACGGCCAGCCGGCGGCGGGCAATCCGGGCGGTGCGACGGGTGTCATCGATGACCGCTCGAACTGCATGAACGGCCTCGACGAAGCGTTGTCAAACGGCATCGATTGCAGCCCATTCGGCAACGTGTACCAGTACTACGGTTCGATTCTCCGCAATGGCGTCACGGGCGGGATGTATAACTCGACTCCGTACTACTGCGGCACGGCGGCTGGTGCAGCTTCTTCGATCACCTATCCGATCCTTCAGGGCGCTTGCGCTCAGATTGAAGTCATCGGCGGGCGGGTCAGAGACGGCTTCGTTGGACCGTTCGGTTGGGGCGCAATGGCGGTCATGTTCCGCACGGCCTCAGTGACCATTCAGAGCGAAGTTTCCGAGTCCAGCGACCTTGGATGGCGTTCAGTGAACTTCAACGGCCTGACGGTCCACTCAGACCCCTTGGCTCCGTCTTCGGTGGCGTTCAACTATCTGCCGGGTGGAAACCCTGCGGCTTTCGGAACGACCTCGATCGCGAAGTATTCGGACGGCGTGGGAAGCAACACCAAACTGACCTCATTCACTTCGCCGACTTACCTGATCAATGGTTCGAGCGTGGCGGCTGGCACATTGTCTCCGACCGGCTCGAACATTCCTTCGGCGACGACTATCAACCCCGGCGAGGCTCTCTATCTGGTCAACCCGGAAGACTTGGTTCTGTTGCCTCCGAAGCCGGGTTCGGGATGGGAGTTCGACAAGCGCGAGATTCCGATTCCCGACAACATCTCGACCAACAACCTGTTTATGAAGGTGGCGACCAACGTCACCGATCCGCAGCCGACGCACGGTATGATCGTCTACGGCTTCAAGGGAGTAAGGAGCTAACATGGCACTCGTTCGTTACAGCGTTCTCTACAACGGGCCGTTTGCGGTCTACACGTCGCGCACCGGCCTTACCGATCTCCGCACAGGTCTTGCGGAGTTGGGCGGCGGGTTCAATGTTGGCGACTTCATGGACCTCACGGAATCGGAAGCTCAGTCGTGGAGCCAGCAGTATGCTGCGCAAGGTGCGGCTCTCCACGAAGGACGCTATCGTATCGTCCAGCTTTGCGCACAGGCTACGACCGCGAACATCTTCCAAGGTTCCGTG